GCGGGATGATGACGCTGGCGCGGGCCTGGCCGTAGTCGAGGTGGCTGCGGCTGGTGCTGGTCTTTTCTTCGAAGTTGGGCTTGATCTCGAACTTGTCAGCGTCGAGGTTTTCGCCAAAGCCTTCGTAGGCCTGGGCGACGGTGTTGAAGAGGTTGAGCGAGACGAGGCCGCCTGCGAGGACGGCACGTGCGGTGCTGGACATGGTGGGGGTTCCTTTGGGGTGGTGGGGTTCAGGCAGACGGGGTCAGAAAGCTGCGGCGGCGGTAGGTGACGGTGTAGGTGCTGAGCACGATGTCGCCTTCGATCAGCGGCTTTTCGAGCTCGCTGCCCTTGTCGGCTTCGCGCAAGTTAACTTCGCGCACACCCGGCACGCTGTTGAGGGCGGGCAGGATGCGGCGCAGCACGTCGGTGGCGACCTGGTGCATGGCGTCGGCGTCGCGGTCGGCTTGGGGCGTGTTGGCCATGCTGCCGACCGCGATGTCGAAACTGCGCACGTCGTCCAGGCCTTTGCGCTCGGCCAGCGTGTCGCGGCCCCAGAACACGACCAGCGCGTAATCACCCGGGGTGAGTGGCGTGGCGTGCCTGGGGTTGCGCTTGACTTGCACGCCTTGCAGCTCTGGGGCCGCCTCCAGCGCCGTGGCAATGGCGTTGAAGAGGGCCCAGCGGGCGCTGTTGCTGGCGGAGCTGAAGTCGGGCATGGTCGGGGCGCTCAGGCGGGGACGATGTAGGTCTGGCTTTCGGCGCCGTCAACGACACGGCGGCCGTCGCGCAGCACGCGCCAGTTGGAGGTGCCGTCGTTCACGAGATCGTCCGTGCGCAACGTGACGGCTGCGGTGGGGAACTGGATCTCGCGCACGGTGGCCACGGCGTAGTCCTGCAGCAGCTCCTGGTCCACCTCGGAGAGGATGGCCGGGAAGGCTTGCACCGGCGCGCTGCCCACGAGCGTGAACTCTTGGGCGAACTCGCCGGTGCTGTAGAACACCGTGGACAGGTCGTCACCGAACATGGCGGGCGGCGCTCAGGTGGGTGGCGATCAGACCGTGGCGCGGATGATGGCGCGCGGGCGGGTGCAGACGTGCAGCGGGTTGCTCTGCATCTCCAGGTCGTAGCCGGTGCCGTTGCGCTTTTCGATGGCTTTGGCGTACATGGGCAGGCCGATGGTGTTGACCGTTTCGTTGTACGGTGCCGGCGCGAAGCGGCCCAGCAGCAGACCCGGGACACCCGACGGGACGATGAAGCACTCGTCGTCAGCGATCATGGGCGTGGCGCCGATCTTGCCGCGGTAGCGGCGGAAGTTGATGCCCCCGAAATCGATGCTGTCGGGCACGGCGCCGCGCAGTTCGGCTGCCTGGGCCTGGTTGAGGTAGGTCTCTTTCACCGATTTGTGCACCACCAGGCTGCGGAAGAAGTTCTTGCCGCACCAGCCGATGGCGCCGGTCATCATCACACCGGCCAGCACATCGTGGCTCAGGTCCAGAGCTTCGTCGCACTTGCTGCGCACTTCGGTGGTGGTCACGTCGAGAGCGAAATCCAGCGTCTGCTGGGCCACGCCGAATTCGGTGAAGAAGTCGTAGAGCACCGAACCGTCTTTGTCGTACACGATGCCCTTGAGCGCACCGACGCGGTGGGCTTCGAGCGTGTAGTCCAGGCGGCCTTTGCCGATGCGCAGCACGTCGTTGACGCGGGTTTCGAGCGCTTCGGGTTGGTCAGACGTGCCGAACTGGCGCACGCCCTGCACTTCGTCGGCCATGACCTGGTCGTACAAGGGCAGGTGGGGCACGCGGAAGTCGCGCAGCTCGCGGGCGTTGCGGCCCATGGACTGCCCGGGTGCGCCGCGGGCGGCGGTGGCCACGATGTCGAGGGCGAAGCCTTTCTTTTCGATGGCGACGGTGAGGGTGGGAACGCCGGCGTATTCGAACAGGCCCGAGTCACCCAGCTGGGTGGGCAGGTGCGGAATGTCGTTGATGCTGGCGGTGAGGGTTTCGAGAGAGAAGTCCACTTGGGTGTCCTTTCGGTAGGGGTGCTTGGGGTGTCGTCAGTGGCCGCTGGGTCAGCGGGCAACGACGTCGGTGGAGGCGAGTTCGGCGAGCGCGTCGAGGCGGTGCTGCTCGGTGGTGACGGCGGCACCCCAGACGAGGCGCTCGGTCCAGACCTCTGCCAGGCGGACGATGCCCACGGCATCGGCGTCGGCGGTGGTGGCATCGGCGTCGGCGTACAGCACGGCGGCGGCCGTCTGGCTGCCGTCAGCACCGGCCGGGCTGTGGGGGATGTACTTGCCGGTGGCGGTGACTTTGCCCAGCACGGTGCCGGCGGACAGGGCGCCGGCGCCGGAGGCAATGACGATGGCTTCGCGGGAGATCTGGCCAGCGCCTTCGCTTTTCAGGAAGGTGCCGGTGCCCAGGTGTTCGGTCTTGAGCGGCATGGTGTGATCCTTTCGGGTGTGTGAGGGTGTGCGACTTGGCGATCAGCCTTGTGCGCGGTGGTTGAGCTGGTTGTAGGCGGCGCTGGCGTTGGGCATGCGCTTGGCGGGCTTGTTGTCGTCGGCCGGGGCAGCAGAGGTCTTGGCCGGGGCCGGGGCATCGGTCTCGACAAAGGCTTTGCCGCGGGCTTCCACGGCGGCGCGCTCGGCGGCGAGCACGGCCATGGCGGCTTCGGGGCCGGTGGTCTTGCCGTCGGTGGCGAGCTGCTCGATCAGGGCTTCGTGGCCCTTCATCGACTGGGCGCGCACGCTGGCAACGCGGGCTTGTTCGGCCTGGGCGCCGGCGGAGCGGGCTTCGGCCTGGATGGTGGCGAGCAGTTCGGGGTGCTGCTCCGCCAGGGTTTTGATGTCCATGGGGGTTCCTTCGGGGGTTTCGGTTTCAGGGGTTTCGAGCAGCACCGGCTCGGGTTGCGTGTTGCCATCGGCCCGCGCACCGGCGGGCTTTTTGGCGGGGGTTGCGTTTGCTCCCACCCGGGCCTTGCGGCGGGTGGCGAACTCTGCGGGGTTGGCGGCCATGCGATCGGCCACCTGGTCAACGGTGGCAAAGCCGTCGAGCAGGCCGGCATCGACCGCTTGCTGGCCGATGAAGACACGGCCGTCGGCCATGTGCTGGAGCACGGCATCGGCGGATACGCCACGGTTCTGGGCGACGGCGTCGACAAACACGCCGTAGATGTGGTCCACCATCTGCTGCAGGTAGGCGCTGGATTCTTCGTCCAGCGGCTTGGCGCTGGTGGCCATGCGCTTGTAGCGGCCGGCGGTGATCTCGGTCGTCTGGGCACCCAGGAGGTCTACCACGTGCCTTGCCCGCACTGCGGCCACCTGCACGAGCTGACCCTGGAGAACTTCCACTACACCCGAGACCCCGACACCGGCTACATGGACCGCGCCTGGTTCACCTGCCCAGAGTGCGGGGCCGACATCGACGAACACCACAAGACCTTCATGCTGCCCGACGTAGCCGCTGGCGGCCTGGCCCGCTGGGTGGCCACCGCGCAGGGCGATGGTGAAACCGTGTCGTTCACCCTCTCGGCCTTCTACATGCCCGTGGGCGCCATCACCTGGCTCAGCCTCGCCCGGCAGTACGCCCGCGCCAAAGACCGCTTGCAGCGCGGCGACCACGAAGCCATGAAGGTGTTCTACAACACCCGCCTCGGCCTCAGCTACGACAACAGCGAAGCCACCAGCACCGCCGACCAGCTGCGCGCGCGCGCCGAACCCTACCCCATGCGCGTCATCCCCGACCGCGCCCTCGTCGTCACCATGGCCGTGGACACCCAGGGAGACCGCCTTGAATACCAGATCGAAGCCTGGGGCCCCGGCATGGAACACTGGGTGCTCGACTACGACAAAGTGCACGGCTCGCCCTCGATCGCGCCCGGCTCACAAGGCAGCCCATTCAACCGCATCGACGAGATCCGCCGCACCCCACTGCTGCACGCCAGTGGCCGCCCCATCATGATCAGCGCCTACGGCATCGACGCCGGTGGCGCCAACACCCAGGACGTCTACAACTACGGCGCAGCCCGCAAAGGCCTGCACTGCTTTGTGCTGCACGGCGCCACCCGGCCCAATCGGCCCGTCATCGGAACCATGCCCAAAAAAGTGGACATCGAATGGGGCGGCACCAAGGCGCCCGGCGGCGTCGAACTCTGGGAAGTCGGCACCGACGTGGCAAAAGACCACCTGCTGCTCGACCGCATGAAGCTCACCGAAGGCCCCGGCGCCATGCACTTCCCCCAGGGCATCGAAGAAAGCTGGTTCGACCAGCTCGTCGCCGAACGCATGGTCACCGTCTACCGCGGCGGCCGTGCCGTGCGCAAGTGGGTCAACTCCCCCGGCGTGCGCAACGAAGCCACCGACTTGAGCGTCTACAACCTCGCAGCCGCCTACAAGCTCGGTCTGCACAAATGGAGCGAACTCGACTGGCGCACCCTGCGCCAAAAGCTCATCCCTGCCACGCTCGACCTGTTCGCGCCCCCCATCGATCCGGTTGCGCCAGCGACCGACCCCATCGTCAAGATCATCGACCTGCCGCTCGACCCTGCAGAAACCGTCGAACAGCTCGCCGCCCGCCAGCCAGATACCTTGGTGGATACGCGTCCACCCGAGCCCATCCCCATGGCCCAGCTGCTCAACCCACCCGCCGCAGGCCGCCGCATCATCAACCGAGGACTCACATGACCGCCGACACCGCCCCCCGCCTGGCAGCCGCCGCCCCTGCAGAACCCGACGCCGACAGGCTGGACCTGCAAGAAGGCGATCAGGACATTGACGAACTTTTCGAACAGTGGTCCGCCTGGTGCCGCACCCGCCGCTACTTCGCGCCCCCCAGCAGCATGGGCAACATCCTCGGCCAGCTGCGCGGCCCCAGCCGCCCCAGCCGCCAGCCGCCCGACGCCAGATGCAGCAGCTACATGGCCGCCCTGCACCTGGCCATCAAAGGCCAGCCCGAAGAAGCGCTTGACACCAAAGTGTTCTGGCTCTACTACGGCCAGCGCGCGGGCAACATCAAACAGGCCGCCTACGTGCTCGGCATCAGCCGCCAGCACTTTTACCGACTGCTCCGCTCCTTCACCGAGCGCGTGCAGATCGCAGCCAAGCAGATCGAGGCCGACAACGTGGCCGCTGGCCAGGCCTTGCCCCACCGCGCCACAGTGCCAGAATAGGCACCAGGAGGAAAAGCCATGCTCTGCAAAACAGCCGCCATTGCGGCGCTCATGCTCGCCGCCAGTGCGCCCGCGCTGGCCGTCAACCGCTGCACCGGGCCAGACGGCCGCGTCAGCTTTCAGGACCAGCCCTGTGCAGGGCAAGGTGGAACAATTGAAGTCAAACCATCCACCGGCAAGGCGCCCGCTACCGGACCCAGCGGCCTCACCGAAGCCCAGCGCATCAACGCCGCCATTGACCGCAGCGCCGCAGCCCGTCGCTTGATCGATCTGGACTCGCTGCTCATCCCCCGCGCCAGCCAGGCGCTCGACCAAAGCCGCGCCCGTTGCGCCAGCCAGCGCACCGCCTTGGAGCGCAGCCAGTACGCCTACAAACAAAACCTCTACGGCAAAACCCACGCCGCCCAGATCGCCAGCGAGATCGTGCAACTCACGCTCGACTGTGACCGCGAAGACAAGGAACTCACCCGCACCCTGCGCAGCCTTGAACATGAGCGCCAGCGCATGGCCTCCGCTGCTGCTGCGCCATCGGGCACTGCTGCCCAATAGCCCAATACCGCAGTCTTGATCCATCCGTCAACGCCCAATGTGTCACCCCCAGAGGTGACAACAAACCGGTCGACACCATGTGACACTTTGGCCCAAAATTCACCCACTTTCCGATACGTCTAAAAAGTCCGCAACCACCCAGCCACGCATACACACGCCGCCCCGCGCCGTCGAAAAAGGCCCCAGCTCCGCAAGGTTCTGGGGCCTTTGTTTTGGCGGTTTGCGGCAGCTGCAGCGCCCACACCACCATGCTCAAAATCTCCCGCACCGGCAGCGTTGCAGACGCCATCGCCAGCCTGCGGGACGTGCCTGCCCGCGTGTTGCCCTACGCCGCCGCCACCGCGCTCACCCGCACCGCCAGCGCCATTGCCAAGACCGAGCTGCCCGACGAAATGCGCAAGGTCTTTGACCGGCCCACCCGCTACACGCTCAACAGCCTGCGCATCCAGCCCGCCACCAAGGCCAGCCTCATTGCCAGCATCTGGGTCAAAGACGACGCAGCGAACAACGGCACCAAGCCAGAAAACTTTTTGCTTCCCGGCGTTGAAGGCGGCGTGAGGAAAGAGAAGCGTTTTGAACGCGCCCTGCGTTATGCCGGCCTGCTCGGCTCAGGCGAGCGCGTCATGCCCGGCCGCCAGCTTGAGCTTGATGCCTTCGGCGGCATCCCCTCTGTGATCATCCGCTCCGTCAACGCCTGGGCCAGGTCCGGCGCAGGCCGCAAAACCAAGCGCACCAAAGGCAGCAAGGCGACCAACCCCAAAGGCTACTTTTTGTTTGGCAAGCCCGGCGGCACTCGCGGCATTGCCCAGCGCAGCGGTGCCAATGTCAAGCCGCTGCTCATCTTTGCCAAGAAGCCGCCCACCTACAGCAAGCGCCTCGACTTCGCCGGCATCACCCAGCGCGCCACCGAGCGCCTGTTCCCCGCCGAACTCGACCGCGCTGTCAACGACCTACTGGCCCGCCGCGCATGACCTACGCCCAACTCATCACGCGCCTGGCCGAGTACATGGCCGCCGAAAGCAAGATCCTGCAGAGCCAGGAATACACCGTGGGGCAGGGCGGCACCGCCCGCCGCAACCGCCGCGCCGATCTGGCCGATGTGCGCGCCGAGATCACCAGCCTCAACGCCCAGATCGCCGCCGCTCCCGACAACCCAGCGAACGCCGGCGCCCGCCGCATCCGCTACCTGCGCCCCATGGGCTGATCGAGGCTCACCCCAACATGCTGAACCTCATCGACAAGGCCCTGTTGCCGTTCGCCCCGCAGCGCGTGGCCGCCCGCGTCAAGGCTCGCGCCCAGCTCGACGCCATGTCCAGCGCCTTCGAAACCATGGCCAGCACCAGCGGCACCCCCGGCGCGGGCGGCGGCACCAGCGGCAGCGGCGCCGGCTCCCGCTGGTGGAACCCCTTTGCCCGCGACGCCCGCAGCGACACCCTGCGCCACATCGGCACCCAGCGCGGCGCCTCGCGCGAACTCGTGCGCACCAACCCCATCGCGGCCGGCGCCATCAACACCAGCGTCGACCGCATCATCGGCACCGGCCTCGCCTTCGTGGCCTGTCCCGATCGCCGCGTGCTCGGCTGGTCCGCCGACCAGGCCGAAGCGTGGAAGGCCCAGGTGCAGGCCGAATTCAGCCTCTGGGCAGACGACCCGCAGGCCTGCGACCTCACCGGTGAACAAACCTTCTACCAGGCACAAGGCACGGCCGTGCGCGGCACCAAAGAGAGCGGCGACATCTTCACCCTGCTGCCTACCGCACCGCGCACCCGCATGCAGCCCTACGGCTTGCGCTTCCAGCTCATCGAGGCCGACCGCGTGGGCAACCCCCTGGGCCAGATGGACACCGACTCTGTGGCCGGTGGCATCCAGTTTGGCCCCGGTGGCCGCCCCCTGGCCGCCCACATCTACGACCGCCACCCCGGCGCCGGCTACACCGGCAAGGCCGGCAACCTGCACGCCGGCGAATGGGTCAACTTCCAGGGCACCAGCGGCCGCCGCCGCCTGCTGCATCACTACAAGAAAAACCGCCCCAGCCAGCCGCGCGGCGTGCCCTACCTGGCCCCGGTGGTCGATCTCATCAAGCAGCTCGGCCGCTTCACCGAAGCCGAAGTCAACGCCGCCGTGCTCAACGCCTTCTTCACAGTGCTGATCGAAACCGAAGCCGGCAACGCCGCCCCCGTGTTCGGTGCTGACGGCGGAGCAGGCAACAACCCCGCCGCCCCCGACGACATCGGCCTCGGCATGGGCGCCGTCATCGGCCTGGCCAAAGGCGAAAAGGCCACCTTTGCCGACCCCAAGCGCCCTAACCCCAACGCCGAAGGCTTCATCCACATGCTCATCGGCCTCATGGGCATGGGCCTGGGCATCCCGCGCGAAGTGCTGCTCAAGCAGTTCAACAGCAGCTACAGCGCCAGCAAGGCCGCGCTGCTCGACGCCTGGGTCCACTTCCGCTCCGAGCGCATGTGGGCCGGCCTCAGCTTCTGCCAGCCCATCGTTGAAACCTGGATGGCCGAAGCCGTCTACCTCGGCCGCATCAGCGCCCCCGGCTTCTTCACCGATCCCCTCATGCGCTGGGCCTACACCCGCGCCGCCTGGCCGGGCGACAGCATGGGCAGCATCAACCCCAAAGACGAAGTCGCCGCCTACACCGCCGCCATCGACGCCCGTCTCATGACCCGCGAGCGCGCCGAGTGGGAACTGGGCGGCACCGACTGGAACGCCACCTTCGACCAGAAGCTCGCCGAACACCAGCGCCTGAGCAAAGCCGGGCTGCTGCCCGTGCCCAAGGCCGGCGCCGCCGCGCCGCAAGCCCAGCCTGCGGGCGCCCCCACCGAACCCAAGGAAACCAGCGATGACCCTGCTTGACCTCCTGCGCAGCGCCTGGGCCATCGGGCCCAGCAAGCTGCCCG